AAGACGTTTTGCTCAAGTTTCTCACGAATATTTAATTGAACAAATCCAAAGACAAGCTATTTCAAAAGATCAATCACAAAAATTAGTATTTAATCACCCAGTTAAAGAGTTGATTTGGACTACTCCTACTACTTCTTACACAACCGGCGATTATGGAACTGCTCAACTTAAATTAAATGGTCACGACAGATTCTCTAAACAACAAGAAGAATATTTCAGACTCAGACAACCATTCGATTACCACACTGCTGTTCCCCGCCAGAATTTACCGAGTGCTGGTCAGGGTGCAACCGTTGGTATGTCTGACTTGACATCATTATTCTCAGGTATTGATCTCGCCGAGTCGACGCCGGGGGTCTATGCGGAAGATGGTAATACTGCGGTCGTGAATAAATTCACAGCTCTCACGTCAGCCGGCGCCTCTGCTGGCTCAGGTGTGGCCGGCGCTCGCAAATTTATTCAATTGTTAAAGGCGGAGGCGACAGATTTTACAGTAAATGATCGTGTACTTGTTCAATTTGGGGATGTCGGCACTCCTGCCAAAAATTTTTCAGTAATTACTACTGTTGTATCCCTCACAGTAACTGCTACTACTACAGCGGTAGAGTTCACTGATGATGTTCATGATGGTGTGAACTCTGCCAACGGCGGGGCCACATTAAGCGTAAATAAAATAGCAGCTTCTGCCGAGGCCCGTACTTCTCAAGATACGCAGAAAGTCAGTGTTTACTCATTCGCCCTCAAACCTGAAGAACACCAACCTTCTGGAACTTGTAATTTCTCCAGAATTGATACTGCTATTTTAGAATTTGGTAATGCTCCTACTGGGACTTCGGGATGGGGTTATGTATATGCCGTAAACTATAATGTATTAAGAATTATGAGTGGTATGGGTGGTCTTGCTTACTCCAATTAAATAATATTTATTAATTTCTTTTTTATTCTTTATACTTTAAATTTCTTAATAATAAGAAAAACATAAGTATAAATAAACATACAAAACCAATTGTAAATATAATTACATATGGATATATTTTGTACATAATTTTATGAATAATTGGTTCTATAATAGAATCAATTATTTCTGTATTATTTGGGTCATTTACCTCTTTTTTAAGATTAATTAAAGTTTTCTCAAATAATATAGATAATGTTGACATTATTTATTATTAATAATAAATATTTAAATAATATTAAACTAATTTGAAATTAAATATAAAGATTATATTAATAGTTTAATTAAAAGATGGGGATAAAATCTTTAACTAAACTCATAAAACAAAATGCTGAAAAAAGTATTGAAACTAAAAAATTGTATCAATTATCTGGTAAAAAAGTAGCAATAGATGCGAGTATATTTATTTATCAATATTTAATGAATATAAGAAATGACAATAAATTATTAAAAAATAAAAATGGTGATACAACTTCACATATATCTGGAATATTTTATAAAACTGTAAATTATTTATCATTAGGAATTGAACCTATTTATGTTTTTGATGGAAAACCCCCCGAAGATAAAAATGAATTAATTAAAGAAAGAAATAAAAAAGCGTGGGATGCTAAAAATAAATTAAAAGAATCAAAAAAACCAGAAGATATTTTAAAATATGAAAAATTATCAATTAGAATGACAAAAAAACATATTGATGATATTAAACATTTATTAAATTTAATGGGAGTTGAATATATACAAGATGAACAAGGAGAAGCGGAAGGAATAGCAAGTGAATTATGTAGAATAGGATATGTTGATTATGTAGTTACTGAAGATATGGATGCCCTTGTTTATAATTGTCCAAGAATGATTAGAAATAATTTAGATAAAAGTATTAAAACAAAAGATATTATAAGTGTAATAAATTTAGAAGAAATATTAAAATCATTAGATTTAAATCAAGATAAATTTATAGAATTATGTGTATTATGTGGTTGTGATTATTGTGAAAATATTCCAAGAATCGGTCATGTAAAAGCATTGAAAATTATAAGAGAATATGAAAATATTGAACAATTTTTAGAAAATAACAAAACTTATAAAATTCCAGAAAATTATTTAATTAAATATAAAAAATCAATTGAAATATTTAATATGTATAAAGATAAATATAATGATAATTCTAAAATTCCGAATAATAAAAGTAATATAAATATATCACATTTAATTAATTATTTAGTAAATCATTGCGAATTATCTGAAACTAAAGTATTAAATGCTATTAAAAAAATACAAAATAATTATTAAGATATAATCAGTCTACCAGATGGATTATCTATTTTACCAGACCATTTAGGTAACCAATAATGAGGAATATTATCAGATTTAAAATATTTATCATAAATCATTTTATACATATCCTTTTCATTTAATTTATATTTTTTTTGTGCATATTCTTCAATTATATCATACCATGGTTTTTCTAATGTTGATATACCATCTGAAAATCCATCTTTTCTTCTCCAAACTATTTTTTCTGGTAAATCATTTTCAAAAGATTTCCTAAGTAAATATTTTTCCATTCCATCTTTAACCATTTTTTGTTTAGGATCAATTGACATATAATATGATAAAAATTCTTTATCAAAAAAAGGAACCCTTATTTCTAATCCATTTCCACTTGTTGTTTTATCACCTCTTAAAGCATCAAATATATGAACCTCTTTTAATAATCTAATACATTCATTTTGAAATTCATCCGGTCCTGGACAATTATGAAAATATAAATAAGATCCGGAAGCTTCATCACTACCTTCTCCACTAAATATTACTTTTATATCTGTATTTTCTGAAATATATTTACTTAATAAATACATAGGAACAGAAGCTCTAATTGTTGTTATATCATAAGATTCAATTTGATAAATAGTTTTATCTATCGCTTCTAACATATCTTCTATTGTTACTATAATATTTGTATGATCTGTTTCTAAATAATCAGCAACTATTTGACTTGATAATATATCAGGTGATCCCTCCAAACCAATTGAAAATGTTTTTAAATTTTTATTATTTTTTTTTAAAATTGAAGTAATTATACTACTATCTAAACCACCTGATAATAAACAACCGATTGGTCTATCAGATAATAACCTTTTTTCAACTGCTTTTGTTAATTTTTCTTTTATTTTTTTTATAATATTAGTATCATTATCTTCTATTGTATTATAAATAAAATTATAATAATTATTAATTCCTAAATTTTTAGAATTTATATCATAAATACCATATGATCCAGGTGGAAAAAATTTAACATTATTTTCATAATTCGAATCTAAACATTTCATTTCTGAACTAATTGACAAATTATTATCTTTAATAGAATAATAAAGAGCCCTTATACCAAAAGGATCATGACCAATATATATTTGTTTTTTTATTTTATCATAAATTATAAATGAAAATACACCATCTAATTCATTTATAAATTCTTGAATTGGTAATATATTATATAAATGTAATATAATTTCACAATCACTTTCTGTTTCTAAAATAAAATTGTATTTTTCTGCTAATCTTTTATAATTATATATTTCTCCATTACACATACAAATTAAATGTGGTAAACCATCTAATTGAAATGGTTGATTACTTTTATCATTTAAACCATTTATTGATAATCTATGAAATAAAAATAATATATTACAATTATTATCTGTTATAAATAAATCAGTTGAATTATCCGGTCCTCTATGATTACATTTATTTCCTTTTTCTAATAATAGTTTTTTATTCAGATGATTAAAAGTTAAATAAAAATATATACCACACATTTATAATTTATATAATTTATATTATTATGTTTTTAAATAATACGCATATTTGTTTAATATTCGCACTTTTTAAATATCCTTAAATAAAATGGAAGTTAATTCTATTAGTAGTTGTTGTATATGTTTGAATAATATAGATTTATCTGATAAAACAACTTATAAATTAGATTGTAACCATTTATTTCATACTGAATGTATTATTAATTGGTTTAGATCAGATTTAAGTTCTGGTCGTTGTCCAATATGTAATAATAATAATATATCTGAAAATTTAGAATATTTATCTTGGTATAATAGAAATTATGTAATAGATAGATTTAATATTATTAAATCTGCTAATAAAAAAAATCCCCCTCTAAAATTAAAAAAAGAATTAGAAAAATTAAAAAAATTAGAAGACCAATTAAAAGATTACAACATTGAAAAAAAACAATTCTATAAAGAAGAAACAGTTAAAGAATATATAAAACAAGATAAAAAATATAAAGATTTATCTTGGAAAAATAAAAATAAAATTATTAAACAAAAAACTAAAATAGTCGCATTATTTCCATTAGTTACTGGATTTTAATATTATATTTTATCAATTTTCATCGGTTCTATTTTTGGATTGTTTTGTTCTATTTTTTTTTTATTATTCTTTTTTATTACACAATTATGAATATGAGGATATCTACATTTTAAACAATATAAATTATCACAACAACATTTAAATTCATTTAATAATTTTAATTTTTTTAAACAATGCGAACATTTTTTATATTTTTTTTTCTTTATCTTTTTTTCTTCATTCATTTAATTTAATTTATATAAAAATTTTATACAAATTGAAATAATCCCCATTCCATAAATTGTTCATTGAATTTTTTCGGACTTATAAATTTATTATTTACTATAGATTCTGTATTTTTCCCACCTTTTATTTCTTCATCTGACTCTTTATCTTTTTCTTCATCTGAATCATCCGAATCTTTTTCTTCATCTGAATCTTTTTCTTTATCCGAATCTTTTTCTTCATCTGACTCTTTATCTTTTTCTTCATCTGAATCATCTGACTCTTTATCTTTTTCTTCATCTGAATCATCTGAATCTTTTTCTTCATCTGAATCTTTTTCTTCATCTGACCCTTTTTCTTCATCTGACTCTTTTTCTTCATCTGAATCTTTTTCTTTTTCTTCATCTGACTCTTTTTCTTTTTCTTTATCAGAATCTTTTTCTTCATCAGAATCTTTTTCTTCATCAGAATCTTTTTCTTCATCAGAATCTTTTTCTTCATC